TATTTGTCTACACTATCAATCAACACATCTTGTTCAACATCACTAAAATCTTTTGAAGCACATATTTTTTTGAAAGCACTCAATAAAATTGTAAAGATGCATTGTTGTTCTTTTGTCTTTTGTTCGACGGTGCATTCTTCACCGTTGGCCAAATAATACGTAGTCATCTATGCTACTCCTTTCATTAGTTGGTTAAACTCTTTTTCATATCTGTTGTTGTTAACGTCTAAAAACGAAACAACTACTTTGTTCTCTTTTTTTAATACAATTTTGCCACCCATTAATTGATGTTCTTTTTTGTATTTTCTTATTTGATTTGGAATTGGCATAAAAATTGTTTCAATAAATGCTTGCATTATGCGGCCTTCTTATCAGTTGCAAAAAGAGTTGGACTTTCAAACACATATTGTTTTGCTTCTTCTGATGTTTGAAAACGTGGATTAGAACATTTATCCTCAATATTATACCAATCGTAAAATTGCTGTCCTAATTCACCTTCATTTTGCCAAAAACGTTGATGCTTGTCTAAACTTTTTCTGCTTCTTAAAAATAAAGGGTTATACAAAAACCAATTATCACTGTTTACAGCATTGAAAAATTTATCAATTAAATTTTCAACATTACCAACTTCATTCACATCTTTTATTTCAACTGCAGATTTATCTTTATTACTAAACAAACGTAAATTGAAATAATCAGTACGATTTTCATCTTCTCGTACTAGTGTGCCATAATTTGCTTGTCCGGCTTGTGGTGTATTGTTTTTAAAATCTAACAAACTAATTATTGCATTTCTGCCACCATCATTTTTTTGCGAGATTTTACTACTAAAATATGATGAAAAATATACCTTATTAATTTTGTTTGGATAATCGTCTAAATTAAAAAGTATACAGTTTAATCCATCAACTTTTGTATTTTTTATTTGTAACGGAAAAATAGTAGTTTTTGTTTGTTTAACAAAACTATTAATTAACGTTTGTTGTGACAATAAACTTATACGTGGTTTATTGTTTTGTTTTGCTTGTAACATTATGCCGCCTTTCTTTTTTTAATGTTTTTAATAGTAACGTCATTAGCACTTACTTGAACGTATGGAACGTAGTTGTGTTTAAAAGTCATTACCATTTCTTCACAACAAGCACATTTTTCATTTGCAATAAAAAAACTATCGTCAAAAAAAAATTCTTTACTTGCTTTATCTGTGCTCATTACTTCACCGTTCAGACTAAATGCTGTTACCTCAGCACCTTTTTTTATTATATAACGTTTCATTTTTTACCTTTCAGTTTGTTGTATTGTTGTTTTGATATTGGAGTGACAATCACTTGCTGTTGTTGTGTTTGTAAGTCGTTGTCTGTACCAATATATTCTGTACTAAATGTACCGAATTCTGTTAATGCTTGTTCTTCATTTTTTGCTTTTGATACGTATGTTTTTACGTTTAACGAATTAATGTATTCTTCTATTTTGAATAGTGGCATTTTTTGCACTCCATTATTGTTGGTTGGATTACAACGTCTGCTACTGAAACATCTAAATCTCTTTTGAAGTTGTCTAAAAGTGTTTGTAGTGTTTCGTCTTTTATCGGCTTTTTCGGATTAATAAGATGTAATGAAAAAAAGTGTTCTTCCACCACATCGGGTTGTTGTTGTTTTACTGCTGTCATTTGATTTTTCCTTTTAATAAAAAAAGGCCACAACGAATTGAATCGATGTTGCCTTACATTAACATTAGCTATTTGGATTTAACGTTTAGGTTGAGATCAACTTTTAAAATTGCGTATATATAAAGAGTGTAAATTTAAAAGGTTAAACAACCGAAACATAGTATATTTTACTACGTACTACCCACATCACCAACTGTCTAAAACACGGAAAAACAGCTGATAATTTGGGTACTTTTTAGTAGAAGAAGTATTGCCACTTCTTACTCTTATTATACGATGTACTACCCACATCACCAACTGGCAGAAAGTGTTGATTTATGCCAATAAATATCAATGACGTTGTCATATCCTTCGTCACACAGTGGCTGGTAATCGATATTGTTTGCAAAACTTGTCCTTCCTACTAGCCACTTTTTATTTCTATAAATATTTGCGGCACTGATTGTTATAACAATCATTAATAACCAAACACATAGGTGTTTGGGATTTATGCATTCGTTAGTTGCTGTTTCTTCAAAATAGTCAGTGCCTAAACAACGAGGAGATTACAATGCCACAAGTAGGAAAGAAAAAATTCAGTTATTCAAAAACTGGCAAAGCTAAAGCAAAAGCATACGCAAAAAAAACTGGTTACAGAGTCAAAAGAAAAACATAATATGGAAGAAGATGACAGACTATTTTCTAAAAGTATAAAAGACACCAAAGAACTAGAACAACTTTACAATAGAAGTATAACAGACGTTGTTGATAAATTAAAAACATTTCATAATCACTGCATACACCCTTCTGTAAAATGTTATGTGATTGGTAATGGGCCAAGTCGTAAAAAACTAGACTTATATAAAATAACTAGAAAGTTAGCTAACTCGTCAGCACTGAAAAAAGGTTTTGTCATTGGTTGTAACTATCTGTACAGAGAGTTTGAACCCGACTTGCTGATAGCACAAGACACTAAAGTTCTTTTTGATATGGTCAAAGACAAAGTTGAAATTCCAGTTGTAGCACCTTTGTTAAAATATAACTGGGCTCGCAACAATGGTAATGCTGAAATAAAAAACTTCTATCCTTTACGTTACCCTTCTTATGCTATGACACGTTGGAACAGTGGTGACGTTGCAATGTACGTTGCGTGTTTATTAGGTTTCAACTTGATCGAATACATTGGATTTGATGGTGGTGCTAGCAGCATTTACAGAGAAGATGACGGCGTAAGTTTTATAAAACAAGTCACAACAAACAGAAGAATTAACTCTTTAAGAAATAGTTTTGATGACATCAGAATAAATAGATATGAAGATAAACTGCAAAGTCCTTCTTTGTAACAAACAAGATTTTGTTAGAGTGGTACTCTCAAAAAACAAGTTCGAACGTTAGAATTTTTAGAGAACTTAATTGCCTAAAAACTTCAAAACACAATTCAGCATTTATTTTTTAATTAATAATATAAAAGGAGTAAGCTAATGGCTTTATCTAACGCAGGCTCAACTGTATCAAACGCATTCGTAACACAATTTGCTGATGACGTAATACACGCAAGCCAACAAAAAACATCTAAACTTGCGAACAGTATTAGAATTGTAAGAAACGTAACTGGTTCTACTTACAAATTCAACACTATGTCAAAAGGTGGATATATGACTAACAAAAGTAGATTTGAAGATATTACAGTAATGTCTGACAGTTCTAAAAGTATGGGTGGTTCTGCTACTTACACTGGCGGAGTTGCTGCACACGCAACTGTAACTGCTACTTTAAACAACTACGTAGCTGCTGAATATGTTGACGATTTCGATCAGCTGAAATCAAATTTTGATTTTAGACAAACATACGCAGAAGCAATCGGTGGTGCACTAGCAAGAGCATATGATTCAGAAATCATTGCAAGACTAGATGCATCTTCGCCTACAACAACAGTAACAGCTGGTTCGGGTTTAACTAAAGCAAAATTTTTAGAAATTGCAGAAGGATTAAACTCTAACGATGTAGATAATGCTGACAGATATTTGGTAATGTCGCCAGCTGCACTTACAGACTTGTTAGGTGATACTGGTGTAACAACTGCAGCTGATGGTATAATTTCCAACACTGCATTAACAACTGGTTTCATTCCAAACTTTTTAGGATTTAATTTAATTATTTCTAATTTGTTAAATGAAGCATCAACTGGAGTAAGGAAGTGTTATGCTTTCCAAAAAAATTCAGTTGGACTTGCGGTTGGTAAAGAAGTTACTGCATCTATTAACTACGTACCTCAAAAAATTAGTCACTTAATTGCTGGCGAATTTTCTGCTGGTGCAGCAGTAATCGACACTACTGGTGTAGTTTTAATCAACGTAACAGAGTAATTTTAATTACTTCGTTCAAATTTGGAAGCCGTTGTCTTTGTGATGACGGCTTTCTTCTTTTTAAACTCTACATAAATATTAAAAAAAGGAATTGAACAATGGCTTTAACTAAATTCGATATTTGCTCGCAAGCATTAACAAAATGTGGTGCAGACACTATTTCATCATTTTCAGACGGAACACAAGAAAGTAATGTTTGTTCTGTAATGTACGACACTATTAAAAAATCTTTACTTTATTACACGTTTTGGAATTTTGCGATTATCAAAACACAAATGAACAGATTAACAGAAACACCAACAGACAAAAAATTCCTTTATGCATTTAGTTTACCAGCAGATGTAATCAGAATTAGAAGTGTGTTTGATTCAAATGGACATTCTGATTTCACATATAAAAAAGAAGGACAGAAAATTTATTCTAACAATAGTATTGCATTTGTTGAATACGTACAAAATATGGAAGAAACATATATGCCATCTTTTTTTGTAGAAACTTTAGTTTCTAAAGTCGCAACCGAAATTAATGAAGCAATAACATCAAGTGGTACATTAACTGACAGACTTGTAAGTGACTTCCAACAAAAATTAAGAGCAGCAAGAATAGCTGACGGACAAGAGAACCCACCTCAAAACATTATGCCAGCTGGCAGATTGATTGAAGCACATTTAAACAGCAGCACATCTAACAGATTTAGACACGAGCAAAATTAGATATGGGGATACAAAGGTATACACAGACTACCTTCACACAAGGCGAAGTTGGTGATTTCATTAAAGGTAGAGCAGAACTTGGTATTTACAGAGCCGGGTTAGAAACTTGCGAAAACTTTATATTACTACCACAAGGCGGAATCGATCGAAGACGAGGTTTTGAATTTATATCTGCAAACTTAGATTCATCTACTTTAGCAGACGGAAGTACAGATGTTGTTACTGGTTCGTTCCACACACAAAGCAGATTAATTCCTTTTAAATTTGGTGATGGGCAAGAATACATTTTCGTTGTAGAGCCAGCTGATACTACAATTTCATCGACAGCAAAAATTCACATATACTTTAACGGAAATAGAGTTGCAGTTTTAACCAATGGATTAGACGGAAATACTTTTGCTATTACAACATCAAATATTGCAGACATAAGATTTGCACAGACTTTTGATGTAATGATTATGGTTGAAGAAAGTATGCCACCAGTTCAAATTGTTAGGGGGACTTCCCATTCTGATTGGGCTGTAAGTGATTTAGTTTTTGATTATTATCCAACAGTTAATTTTAGTTTTGCAACAATATTAACACCAAGTGCAACAAGTGGAACTGGTGTTAATTTTACTTTAAGTGGCGGTAGTTACGAATGGGTAGATGCAAGTTTTCCAAATGGACACATTGGAATGAAAATTAGAGTCAATGCTGGTTTAGCAACAATTACATCAGTAACAAGTGCAACTGTAGCAGTCTGTACGATAAATGAAAACTTAGCAGACACAGTTGCTGCTACTGGCAATGAATGGGAGATAACTGCTTTCTCAAATTTTAACTCTTTTAAAGGAGGTGGTTATCCTCGTTCAATATCTTTTCATCAAAACAGATTAATTTTTGGTGGCAGTAGAGATAAACCTCAAACAATATTTGCATCACAGTCGGGCGATTTCTTTAATTTCAAACCTACAACAAGAGTTGTAAGTGGAACTGACACAACTGGCGAAGTAACAGACGATGCTGGTTTTGTTTTTACTATTGCTTCTGATGAATTGAATGTAATTAAACATTTGGTTTCACAACAAGCATTATTCATTTTTACGACAGATGGTGAATTTGATATGAGTGGAGAACCAGTAACACCTACTAACGTTTTAATTAGACAGCAAACAAGATATGGAATCAAAGCTGGTAACGCAGAACCAAAAGTTGTTGATAATGAAACAATGTTCGTTGACAGAAGTGGGAAACAGTTAAGAGCATTTGTTTATAACTTCAACACAGATGCATTCAGTGCAAAAAATTATTCATTAGTGCACCACACTATGTTGACTAATGCTACACAGATAGAATATTTAAAAAATTATAAAGACACAAACACAAACTATGTTGTTGTTGTTAATGATGGCGATTTGTGTGTAATGGGAGTTAATGTCGAAAGAGATGTTGTTGGTTGGAGCAGATGGACAACTAACGGAAATTTTATACAAGTTTGTGAAGTTGATGACAGTTTGTATGCTTTAGTGACACGAGCAAATGGAACTTTTTTAGAAAGACTTACAACAGAAGATATATTTTTAGACTGTTTTTTATCATCATCGAGTACAGCTTCTACATATGCTGGTGCTAATGGATTACAATCACAGACAGTTTCTGTACTAGCAGATGGCACAGTACACGCAGATATAAACGTTGATAGCAAAGGTAATTTCACATTAACAAGAACTTCTCCTTCTACACAGATTGGATATAATTATACATCAACTGCAAAAACATTGCCTATAACATTTCAAGTTGGAAACAGTTTAATAAGTGGTGAAAAAATTAGAAAGTTGTTTGCAGAGTTACAGTTTCATAATAGTAAAAGTTCAAAAGTAGATGGGCGTATTGTTCCATTTAGAAATTTTGGAAATAATCTTTTAGATAGCTCTATTACTGCATTCAATGGAATTAAAAGAATTAGACTAAATGGTTATACACAACAACCACAAGTAACAATCACAGTGGACGAACCACTACCAATGACTCTTTTATCATTAACAACGGAATGCAAATTTTGGACTGGCAAGTATCAGCAATAGTAAAACCAACTAGACACAAGCTCAATTTACCACATTTTGAATACGTGGTTAATAACTGTCGAATAGCAGACAACAAAGAAATTGAACTAACTGGTTATACAAAAAAAACATTAATCGACTTATATCCAAATTTAGAAGATGGTTTAACTGGCACACAAGAACATAACATACCATTTTTAGTTGCTGGCACTCAAATAGTTGATGACGATGTTTGGTATTGGTTTTTAGCAACACCATTGGTAAATCATTATTGGATAAGAATTACACGTGAAGCAAAAAACTTAATTAAGAAAAAGAAACAACAATACAAAAATAAAAGACACCTAGTGCAAGTGTGGAGTGGACACAAAGCAAGCATAAGTTGGCTAAATATTTTAAATTTCGAAGAAGTTAGTCACTACTACGTAGGAAAAGAAAAGATTTTAATTGTGGAGAATAGAATTTAATGTGTGCACCTCGTAAAGCCATCGTTCCTTTAATAATAGCTGGCGGTTTAGCATATGCAACAGGCGGTTTGTCAGCTGGAGCAACAGCTTCAACAGCAGCAAGTACTGGTGCTGTTGTTTCTGATGCAGCATTTGTTGCGTCATCACAAGCAACTACTTTATCAAGTTTAAGCAATGCATTAAGAGTTGGATTAAAATATGCAAACACTGCTGCACCACTTATTGGTGCGAGTGGATTAATTTACAGTGGACAAGTACAAAAAGGAATTTTAGAACAACAAGCATCTTTTTCTAAATTTCAATCTTCACAAGAATCTGAAACTTATGCTTTAAGAAAAGATCAACGAAGACGAGAACTAGCGAGAGCACTTGGTAAACAACGAGCACTTTATGGAATTAGTGGTGTTTCATTAGAAAATACTCCAACAGATATTTTAGCTTCAACTGCACGTTCATTTTCAGAAGATGATTTTTATGACAGATACGGAACAAGTGGAAGAATGGTAAGTGCAAATTTAAGTGCGGCAAATTTAAGTTTAAGTGGCGAACAAGCACAGTTAGGTGGTTTGCTTAATGCTGAAATGACACTAGCACAAAGAGGCACTATCTAATGACAAAGATACCTACTTACAATTCTAAACTATCAGCACAACCAACTTTTACAAAACCAATTGCTCCACGTGGCTTAGCTGAAAACATCACTACTGTTGCTAATTTTGCCAATAACATTGCAGACAAACAGTCTGAAATAAAAGCATATGAAAAAGGTTTTAAACAACAATCAGAAAATATTAGTAATAGTTTCGTTGCTGATGGTGTGGCAAAAACTTCTTATGCTGGCAGTGCTTACAATAAGGGTGCACAAGCTGCATTTATATCAAACTTTAAAACACGTGCTGAAAATGAATTAAATGATTTTGCAATTCAACATCAATATGAACCCGAAAAATATCAAAAAAAATTTGCAGCATACAAAACAAAGAATCTATCAAATGTTCCTTCATCGTTACTACCTACAACTACTGAATGGATAGATAACATTGGTAATAGATTAAACAGAAATGTAATCAATAATAAATTGTCGTATGACAAACAAACTGCTGTAGTAGATATTACTAATAGATTTGAATTACTGTTACCTCAATTATCAGAATCAATTAAAACAAATGGCTTTGACACCAATACTTCAATTAACACATATGCTGAATTACTGTCTTCAATAAATGCATTAGAAGATGACAACGTCGACCCAATTTCAATTAACAATCTAAAATTAAAATTAAAAGACGAAGTAATAAACAGTTCAGTTATAGATGCTTTCAATAAAACAGACGATAAAGAAGGCTTTATTGCCAAAGTACAAAAAGGTGAAATAAAAGAAATTTTAGAAGATGTAAACGAAACTTATAAAGTTAAAGGTTTTGAATTTAACACTTCTCTATCTGCGGTAGATAGTTCAAACCTTTCTTCAAAATTAAACACAATTTTAAAATACGATATGACTGAAAAGAAAGTTGAACGACAAACTTTCGTAAATAATTTTAATAGTTGGTACACAACAAGCATTAGTGGATTAGATGCTGGCGAAACTCCAAATTTAGAAAATGCTAAAAGTTTATATTTTGATGATGTTAAAATTGAAGAAATGAAAAATAAAATTAATATAATACAAAGTATAGCACCAGCAATTAATGAAAGTAGATTTGGGACACTAAGTGAAAGTACTAATTTATTAACACAAGCAAAAGCAGAATATTCAATTATTTTACAACAACCAGCTGGGACAGAAAGAAATAAAGATTTAGAAATTGCAGAAGCAAAAATAGATGCTGTTACAAAAAATGTAAAATTTAAACAAGATGCTATTGCAGAAGGTAATCCATATAAAATTTTATCCTTACAAGGAGTGACTTATAATTTTGACAATGAAACAAATATTTCTAAAGCACACGAGTTAGTAAAAAGCAATGTAGGTATTTCTGCAGAAAGATTACTTCTTATGCCAAAAGCAAATTTAGAAACATATAAAACAGAATTAGAAACAGCAGACTCTCAATCAAGTGCACTTGGTATTGTTGCAAAACAAAAAGCACAATTTGGAAAGTACACAGAAAAATTTCTATTAGATGCAGAATTAGAAAAAGGATATCGAGTAGTTTTTGATATGGTTGAAAAAGAACCAGCTACTGCTGGCACAATATGGCAGTCATTAAAAGATAGAGAACAAAATAAAAATGCATTGAAAAATAGTAGAGAAACGTTTGGTGATGACGAGAAAGCATTTGCAACTTCATTTAAAGAAAATTTTGGTTCATCATTTAGAGGTAATGAAGATTTATATAACGACATTTACGAAGGTGCTTATGCATATTATCTTAAAAATTTAGCAACAATTGGTGATAACGAAAAAGCTATTAATAACACCATTGGAAAGTTTGGAAACGAAGGCGGTATCTATCAATACGTTGATATAAATGAACAAAGTGTTTTTGTTCCACAAAACTTAAATGCTGTTGCTATTAAAAACAATGTTGAAGATATGTTGGAAAACCCACACAGATACAGCATTACAAGTTCAGCAAATTTTACCTTACAAGACGTTGTTGAAAACAAAGATGAATACACTGTTGTTGTCGAAGGCGGCAGTGCAAAAATAATACAAAATTCAAATATTTTGTTTGCTGCAGAAATATATCAAAAACTACCAAGTGGTTCAAAACATTTTGTTTATTCAGATGTGATGGTTAATTCTGATGATGCTTACAACACAGAAACTTCGATAATTGATTTTGATGAAACGTGGAGTTACGACAAAAAAGCAAATCTTAATAAGATGGTTAACAACAACATCAATGAAACAAAAATAATCAAAGTCCCTACTAGCACATTGGAAATTGGTGATGCTGTAGTAAACACTTCTGCTTTTGAAAAAGTTACACAGTTAAAAGAAATTATTTACAAAGAAACAGCTGATGAAGATGGTATGAATTATGTAGATGTTTTTGCTGGTGATATAGGCGTTACACAAAGAGATCAACAAAATTTAAATGCTATAAGTTTGTATATAAAAGATGGAGAGCTTCAAACTTACATTTTAGATTACTTGTCAGAATTTGATTACCTTTCAAAATTAAAAAATGACGAAGTTAAAAAAGAAGTTTTAGAAAAGTGGACAGTTAAAGAACAGAGGGTTAGAACAACTTCAAATGTGGAAAGTGTTTTAATGACACCATTGCAAAGTTTAACAGACATTGTCAGAAGCATTACTATAAAACAAAATATTGCAACATATGAAAATGGCGAAACACCATTAGTTCCATAATGAGTGCACTTACCCCACCATCAAAGTTTGGAAAAATCCAATCTTATAATGATATACAAATACCTAAAAGTTCTGTGTTCGATAATTTGGGCGTAGGTACAAAGCAAGGATTTGAAGAAACAACTTTAAGTTATGCAAAAGATTATAATTTACTTTTAAGGGCACGTAGTGGTGCAGACGATGTAATACCATTTGACGAATGGAACAACAGCAATCCTTATTACAGAGAAGACATAGCTTGGAGTGAAGATTTAAGTTGGGAAGTCGCACGTAACATACAAGATGAAATGTCTTTACAAGAAGAAGCACAAGCAATTTCAGAACGTGCAACTGGTTTAGGCAAGGTTGCGAGATTTGGTGGAATGTTTGCTGGTGCAGCACTTGACCCAGTCAACTTTATTCCTTTTACTTTTGGTGCTGGCAAAGCTGTAAGTTTTTTAGGACGTGCAGCAAGAGTCGGTGCAGCAAATGCCGTTATTGAAGGAACGACAATTACACCACTAGCACTTGCAGCTGAAAAGGCACGTGGTATAGATATGGAAGTTAGTGACGTTGCATTAAACATTGGTTTTGCTTTTGGTGCTGGCTTCGGATTATCTACATTGGCTGATGGTGTTAAAGGTGCATATAAGATTGCACGTTCAGCTCAAATTAAAACAGACAAAGAAATTTTAGATGTAATAGATACAATTAAAAGTCCGTTAGACGAAGGACAGATTTCAACAGACATAGATTTAGTTTCACAAAAAACGTTATTAGGTGCAAACAGACTTACTGGCACTGCTGATGCATTAGATACAAATTTGCTCAAAAATACCAATATTACCAATATAACCGAAACACCCATTATTGTCAGAACAGACGGCATAGTATCAAAAAACATTAAAGACAGAGGTGCAAAACTTTACAAAGAAGATAACTTTTTAGTTGTAGAAGGAAGCAGATACGACATCGTAAAAATAACCCCTACCCTACAAACAAGAATTACAAAAGAAAGTTTTCCACAAGTACTTTTTAAATTTACAGACACTTTAAATGACGAAGTAATTGCAATTGAAAGGATTACACAAAGAGTAAAAGCATTAGAAAAAGAAATAGGAAGGAAAGCTGTATTAGACGAAACGCAAGTTGAAAGAACACGTGTCAAAATAGAAGAAGAAAGTTTTGACATTGAATTAGATGAAACAACTGGCAAAGTAAAAGAAATATATAATGTTAAGAATGGTAGACGTACAACAAAACTTCCAAAAGAAGAATTAAAACAAAAAATCAAAACACTTTCGGAAACAGTTGAATTAAAGAAAAAAGAATTAAACATAGAATTACAAGACAGTTCAGTTCAAAAAATAGATGAACAATTAATCTCTAATAGAGGTGGACGATTAATGTCTGATGAATTGTTAAAAACAAAAGAAGCTTACAGAACTAAAAATATAATCGAAGCAGCAGATGAAAGTAGAGGAACTTTATACAATTCCACAAGCAGAGAAATTGATACAATGATTTCTGCTGTTTTATCTCAACCAATTTTTAAAACAAGACACTTAACTGATTTGGGTATCACTTGGAATGCAAAGACTAACAACTTAACAATCGGTGACATCGAACGTGCAAGCAAAGACCCGTTAGGAAGAATACTTGTAGATTTAAGAAATAAACAACAAGCATTAAAAAAAGAAAGAAAAGCAATAGAAGATTTACACATATGCTTACCAAAAGGAAGTTAAAATGACAAAAAAATGTTTTGATGATTTTGCCAACACAGTAGGTAAAATTTTAGATAATAGTGAAAAAGAAAATTTATTACAAAAAGTTCGTTCTAACAAAGAACAATTACGAATAGAAGGCAAAGACATCGACACCACTGTTGGCGACAAAACTGCTTTACAAATTAAATTAGACAGAGAATTTAGAATTAAAACTAAAAATACTGTTGATAATACAATAAGAAGATTAAGCACTGAAACACAACTAAAAACTAGATTTGAAGAACTTGATTCCATTGCGAATAACCTAATCACTAAAGACAATAGAATATCAAAACAAAAAGCATATCAACGTGCATTTATTGGTATGATCTATAATACAAATGACACAACGGATATTCCGTTAGAAAGTATTGAAAAAAGTTTATTCCAAAATTCACTAGGTGAATTTTTATCTAAATCTACAAGTCAAATTGGTTCTGATCCAATAAAATTTATACAAAATCAGAAAAACTTTGACGATATGTTAACCGAATTTTTTGTTTTTTTCAAAAACCCTAACAACGTGAATTCTGTAACAAAGAATGTTAATGCATTCAAAATGGCAAAAGAATTTTTCGATGCAAAATATAAGTTGTTCGAAAGGCGTAAACAAAACGGCGACAATAATATACTATTAGATAACAACATTAAAATTAGATGGGCACAAAACAAGATTAAAAATGTTGATAAAGATAGTTTTGTAAACGAACTAACAGATGGGTTAGATGATGCTGTACACGGAAGCATAGATGCACGTAGACTGGTGGCTACACGAATTTACGACAACTACACACAAAAGAGTGCACCAGACTGGCGAGAACAAGGCGACACAAATTTAGAAGGTATATTTGATGGTGATGAAGCAAAACCAATTGATGATATGCCACAAGACAGAGTGCCAAGTTTAACATTTAAAGATGGTGCAACATTCAATGCACTGTCACGTAAATTTTCAGATGTTGATAGTCGTGTTTTGTTAATGAACTATTTTAACAACACAACGAGAGAACTTTCATTGGTACAGTTTTTTGGTGCAGATTACAAAAATGGTGTTTCTAAATTTTTAAGAGAGTTAGAAAACAATTCAAAATACGATAATGCATTTAGGAGTAAAGGTAGATTAGGCGAAGTCGATGCTGTTAAAAGATATTTGGATAGGAAAATAAATCCAATCATTGGAGAAACTTCTAAACTTGCAAGTGCTTTTACTACTTTAAGAAATTTTGAAGCTGCTTCAAAACTTGGTGGTGCATTTATTACGGCACTGATGGATACACCGATTATGATTACAGCTGGCAGTAGGCTTTTTGGTCTACCTACCCCACAACTACTTTCTACAATTTTTAGATTTGGCAAAAATGGTGCTCCATCAGATATGAGTGATTATGCACGTTATATGTTAGAAGGCTGCGAAAGTTATTTGGGTGCACTACAAGAACGATTTAACGTGTCGGACAGTTTAACTAATTTTGGAAAATTGGAAGGTGCAAGTGTTAAGACTGCACACGCAGTTTTTAAGTTAAGTGGGTTAAATTGGTGGACAGAAGGACGTAAAGCAATGGCAGCTGGAATTTACGGACAAGAGTTAGGAAGGCTTATTAAAGCCAAAGTTCCATTCGAAGAATTAAATCCAAAATTTAGAAAACAGTTAGAAAAATTTGGAATAAGAGGTACGAAAAAAGGTGGTGAAAGTGAATGGACAAAATTATTAAGAGAACAACCACTTGATGAAAGAGGAAGAATTGACCCATACGCAATAACAGAAGGCACGTATGAATTTGCTTACGGCAAAGCAAGCACAAGACAAAAAATAAGTTCAGCTTTACACGATGCTGTTGACACAATGGTAATGACCCCTTCTCAATTTGACATAGATAGTGCTGCACTTTTTAATGACCCACTTGGTGTTGGCGGACAAGTTATTAAATCAATGACACAGTTCAAAGCACACCCAATTTCAATGTTTAGAAAAGTTTATATGCGTATGTACAAACAAGAAGGTTTGTCTGCAACAATTAGCACTGCTGCATCGTTGGCAGCTTCATTAACTTTTATGGGTGCACTAATAATACAATTGAAACAATTTTTAGCTGGCAAAACACAATACAAACCAAACAATGAATTCTTTGTACGAGCAATACAACAAGGTGGTTCATTAGGTATTGTTACAGACTTGTTTATGATGGCGGGCGGTGACAATGTTTTAAAAGCAGTTTTCGGTGGGAAAACAAAATACCAATCACCCGACAAAATGGCAATGAACGTGTTGGGTGTTTTATTTTCAGACTTTATAAAAGTAAGTTCTATTGTTACAGAAGTTCCAATCCAAACAGCAAAATATTTGTACGATGGTGATTATAATTTTAATCGACTTATGCGAGATTCAACAAAAACAATTTTAGATTTAGTGCCAGCACAATCGTTGTGGTACACAAAAATGTTGTATCGAAAATATCTACACGAATATTCAGCTCAATTAGTTGACCCGAAAGGATATGCAGAAAGAGAAAGGAATTTAAGAAGGTATGCACGTAAGAACATAGGACAGTCAAAATATAATAACTTTGTGTATGAATCACTGCCGAATTTTTTACCTAATCAAAAATAAATATAAAAAAAGGAATTTAAAATATGACAGTTTCAACGTTTACAGACAGTGGTAATAGACTAACTTACACGTCTGATGCTTCAACTGTTGTCTACACTTTTAATTTTGAAATTGCAGATGAAAGTTCATTAGAAGTATTTGTTAATAATGTTAAAAAATCATTAACAACAGATTATTCTGTATCATTTAACAGTGGAGATAGTGGTACGGGCAGTATTATTTTTACAACTGCTCCATCGTCAAATGCTTCAATTATTATTAAAAGAGATACGCACGTTGTAAGGACAACTGATTTCCAAACAAGTGGAAGTTTTTTAGCTTCTACTGTAAATGCTGAATTTGATAGACTTACACAAGCAATACAAGAAGTTGATGATAAAGTTGAAAACAGAGTTTTAAGGGTTGAGCATTTTGATTCAACACCAACAGATTTCACATTACCTACAAGCAGAGCAAATCAATATTTAAAATTTGATAGTAGTGGTGATATTATTGTCACCGACAGCTTTGAAGGTTCTACAATTACAACAACTGGCGACGTTTCAGTGGGCGGAAATTTGGCAGTCACTGGTTCACTGTCATTGGCTTCATTATCAGTCAGTGGCAATGTCAGTGGCACACTTACGACTGCGGCACAACCAAACATAACATCACTTGGTACTCTGTCTACGTTGACGGTGGACAACATTAATCTAAATGGCAACACCATCATTTCAGACACTGGCACTTTAGCCATTGATGATAACACAACAGTGAATGGCTCACTTACAGCTTCAACGTTAGTTGGAACATTGACTACTGCAGCACAAACTAACATCACCTCTGTTGGTACACTTTCTACACTTACAGTTGATAATATAAATTTAAACGGCAACACCATCGTTTCAGACACTGGCACTTTAGCCATCGACGATAACACCACTGTGAATGGTTCATTAACTGCAACGACTTTAGCTGGAACTCTTTCAACTGCGGCTCAAACTAATATTACGTCATTAGGAACTTTGACGGCAGTAACTGTTGATAACATTAATATTAACGGAAACACTATTGTTTCAGACACTGGCACTTTAGCAATCGATGACAACACAACTGTGAATGGTTCATTAACTGCTACCACTTTAGTTGGTACACTTACAACTGCGGCACAAGCAAACGTTACAAGTTTAGGTACTCTTACAAATTTACAAGTAGATAACGTTAACGTTAATGGGAATACAATTTCTACATCGAGTGGCAATCTTACATTAAGCAACTTAACTTCTGTTTCAATTGACGACATCAATTTTGCAGACAACATTATCAAAGCAACAGCATCAAATGCAGATTTAGAATTAGAAGCAAACGGTACTGGACAAATAAGTGTTAACGAACACAGAATTATAAATCTTGCAGATGCAGTTAACAACAAAGATGCTGTGTCAAAAGGTTTTTTGAATACCACTCTAACAAATGCTGGTATTTCACCAACTGGACAAGTAACTTTCCAATCAACTATTGCAAATGGAAGCAGCAGAGTTGAAGTTGAAAGTGTAGATGGAGATGTTCATATCGCACTGGCAAGTTCAACACTCTATAAATTTGAAGCAGCTGAAATAGAATCTTTAAATCCAATCAGATTAACTGGTGATGGTGGATTTTATTCAATGAAAAATAGTGTAGACACAAGTCAATCAGTAAACACTGGCAGTGGATTTAATAATGTAGTTTTTAGTGACTTGACGATAGCAAATGGTGTTGTGTTCACCATTGCCAACAATTCAAATTTAAGAGTCATTTAAGTAAATACTATTAGGAGAAATAATAAATGAGCACATTAAAAGTAGACACATTAAATGGTTCAACTGGCAGCACGATAACTGTACCAATTGGACAAACATTATCAGTAGCTGGCACGTTGACAACGACTGGTACATTTAATCCTACGTCAGACATAACAGTCAGTGGTAATATTTCTAACGATGCAATTTCTATTGCAGATAATAAAATTTCAACAATTCGTACAAATGACAATCTAATATTAGATGCTAATGGTACGGGCAAAGTAGATTTGAATGGATTGCTATTTCCTTCGTCAGATGGAAGTGCTGGGCAAGTGATTAAAACAGATGGAAGTGGAAATTTAAGTTTTACAACAATATCCTCAACTGCGATTACACAACTTAACACCAACGTGACTGTGGCAGACAGTGGCACAAACGGAACTGTTACGATAGCTTGTGACGGCAACACTGAAATGACTGTTACCGATGATGGAGTAAGAGTGCACGGCAACCTTACAATTGATGGCACACAAACTGTCATCAACACAACCACATTAAGTGTTGAGGACAATGTTATAGAGTTGAACAGAAATGTTTCAAACAATGCTGGAATGCCTTCTTACAGTGGTTTAAAAGTGAACAGAGGTGA